TTTGATGACGCCGAAACTGCAGAAGGGTTTGGTTTTCCAGTTGGGGGCGAAGGGGAGGTTGTTGCTTCGCATGGCGAAAACATCTCGACCCAACCAATTTCCTCTTTTTCTGAGGGCCTAGGCACAGCTTGTAATTTTGCCGCAGGTGGTGAGGTGAACACAGTGCTTGTTGAAAGGATACCAGCAGAACGAGTGATGTCCACATGTAGGACAGGAGTTGGTTGTTTGTCTGAAAGTGAATTTACCGTTCTTGGTGGAAGCGACGATGAAGGGATTATTGTGACAAAACAATCAGGTCCAGGGATACAATCCATAGATCCAAAAGATGTTTCTCCAACCCTTGATCGGGTAGACGAATTAATTGAGGAGAAAACAATAGCTGTTAAAATACAAAACAAGCTGAGCATTGTTGACTTGGTCTACAAAGCCTCCGGAGGAAACTGGGGTCATCAAGGCCTTCCAGGCCAACATGGTGGCAGTTCCTCAACAGGCGGGGCTGGAGCACAGTATGGTAAATGTAGTGCAGAAGGGATAACTGCACAAAAAGCAAGAGAAAATTGGGATAAAGTAAACGGTGCATTGACAGAAGGTCTTTCTCGTAGTACTCAGTCTAATATAATGTTGGCGCGTCCTGAGGAACGGATTGAAGCAAAGGGAGAATTAGTTCAAAATCTTTCTAATAGGTTAGAAGGTAATGAATCATTTGAAGAGATGGCAATGCGACACAACCCCAGTGACGTTTATGGCACTGCTTTAGAATTGCACATTGATGGCCATGCCGAAGGGGTTGTTAGTTCTGAGATGAACTTCGTGAAATACGCCAAACGGTTGAAGCTGGAGACGCAGATTTCAACCAATTAAAAGGAGACATGTTAGATGTAGAGCAGCGCCTGGGGCGTGAAGGAGAAACACAAAAGGCAATTAATTTCTGTGTGCAAAGGGAAACTGATCAACTTGTGGGGCAATGGGCTACGACAAGCGGGGACGACCACCCGGGAGCGGTTGCGATGCAATCTGCTGTAATGCGAGAATTTGGTGTTACTGATGCTAGTATGGGGCATTTTGATGATGATGTAATTGCCGAAGCAAGAGAAATACTGGATAAAGATGGTGAAGGATTACAGGCGTTTGCCAGGGCTGAATACGATGAAACGCAAGCGTTTTTGACAGAAAATGGTATTGATGAAGTGTATGCTACCAGGGGGATGAAATTCGAATCCAATGCAGCCGCCCGTGAAGCAGGATTTCATGTTGACGAAAATGATTTGACTGCTACTTATTCTGAGGACCTTTCGATGCAACCTGTCTCTTCATTTTCCACTGAGCCGATGGTGGCAGGCAACTTTGCAAGACAGGTAGCGATGATAACAAGGGTACCAAAAGAACGTGTTTTATCTACATGCAGGACAGGGGCTGGGTGTTTACCAGAAGGAGAAATTACTGTGCTGGGGGGTAGTGGTGATCATGGTATTAGTATTTCCGATCCATCGTATGACATTGACACCGGTTTAATAAGTGCAGGGATTAGTGGATCAAAAGGAATTAAACCTGGAGAAACTATGAAAATTGATAGGGGTCAGGCACTAAAGTCGATGATTCCAACTGCTCTCGACCTGGTTTATAAAGCCTCCGGATCGATAAATTTAAGTTACCTGATTAAGAGTGGGGAGGAATAAGCAATGGCCAGAAAAATCAGGATTGACCAGAACCTAGAAAATGCAGACTGGACGAAACAGTCCTGGGACCTGCTGGGCATTAACAGTAAGGAGGAGTTAATCGAGTACCTAAACCAGACTGGGATGTCCTTAATTGAGTTTAAGAAGTTACCAATCTACCAGCTCAATAAACATAAGATTGACTGGTTAGGGAAGGGGGGAGTAATGTGACTAATGTAATCAATGTGGAAGAGGCCTTTGAGTCTAAGATTCGTAACATAGAAGATAAAGTTAGGCAAGCTTTCAATATGGACTACGATTTAGAAGCTGACATCGATTTGGGAGTAGCATATACGTTCGACGATGCTGTAATAGTCAGGGACTACATGTCAGACAACTATTTCCTGATTGAATACTCACAGGTAGATGACGGTATTGTTTTTGGTGAGCCGAAGAAGGTGGATATGACATTCGTTACCAAGCGGTTAATGGATAGAAATCCTAATGTTTCGGTTAAGACGATCCAAAGCGTCATTGACGCCTGGGGGGATTGGGCTGGAAGTTTCACGGAGTGTGTGGATGCCTTAGCTGGCAGACCGGGCATTGATGACCCGGAAGCGCTGTGTGCTTGGCTGCATTATCAGGCTGAAGGTAAATGGCCGGCAGAAAAGGCCGGAAAGGAAAATCGCAAAAAAATGAGGAGAAAACGGACAAAGGTTTCTAAGGCTGAAAAACACCATGATGACAGAGAAGCTCATAATCCTTACGGGATGGGAGGGCAGAGGCAGGAGGTGGCCAGCACTGCATTGCAGGAGCAGGTAGATACGTGGGGTGACGATGCCCCAGATGGCACGGAGGGAGCGTTGGAGAAGGTTGAAGCGGGGCAACCTCTGCAAGAGTTTGAGGACAATGAATTGATGGCAACTCATGCTGCTTGTTCTATGGCCATTGCTACGGCTGTCCAATTTCACCCTGATGAACGAGAGGAACTAGGCGTGCTATCCGACGAACAGGTAGACGTTGCTGACAAGCTCCTTGATAGGACGGAGGAGCAGATGGACAAGCGGGATATAGAATTAACTTCTGAATACATAGTTAAATCAGCCGTTGGAGCCGAATTGACTGGTCCGATCGTGTTCAAGAGCAAATTGAAGCGTATTGCTTATGCCGCAGTGCTTGTGCCAGGTGAAGTAGATATTGATGGTGAATCTGTCACTGCAGAAAAAGTAGAAGATGCCGCCCACGAATGGATGGAGCTCTACCAGAACGTCGATCTACAGCATACGCTAAACAATGTCGGTGTGCCTGTGGAAAGCTATTTGTTACCAGCCGATATGTCAGTCAAAGCAGTTGATGGAGAAGAAATGGAATTGCCAAAAGGAACATGGATTCTTGGTAATCGGTTAGATGAAGGCACTTGGGATGCCGTAGAGAAAGGAGAGTTGACAGGGTACAGCGTAATGGGCATGAAACGAGCAGCACTGAAATCTGCAGAGAAGGAGAACGATATTACAGCAGCGTTGAAGAAAACTTTGCTCAGGGATCTTGGAGATGACTGGGTTCCCGTTTATGTCAGCGTGGTTAACAAGCCGGCTGTTCCAAAAGCAAAGTTCTTTGCTTTGAAGGCTGCAGAACCTGAACCGGAAAGTTGGTTTGGTAAGCTTAAAGGTGCAGTTGCTAAAATGTCAGGGAATCCTGCTGAAAAGGAAGGCCGTCGCTTTTCTAAGGCGACGATTGATAGAATGAAGGCTGCCTATGATGCCTTAACGGAATTGATCAAAGAGGCGGAGGCTGAGATGGAAGATAAGAAGAAAGGAGAAACGCTGTTTTCAAAATCCACGAAAGGAGGCGATAATGAAATGACTGATGAAGAAATCAAACAACTAGTGAAAGATACTGTTGATGAAGTTGCAAAGTCAAACGAAACAATAAAGTCGACAGTAGGAGAGGTTGCTAAGGCTGCTGTAGAAGAAGTGATCCAACCTCTCAGAGACGAGTTAGAAGCAGTAAAAGCTCAGGCACAATCGCAGTTGTCAGATACTGGTGACCAGGGCGATCAGGGTGATCAAGATGACCCTAGTAACCAAGGTGATTCCAGTGATGGCTCTGACGATGGTGATCAGGGTAACTCACCTGATGATTCATCTCAAAAGAATGACGAGTTGGAAGCCTTCAAGACCGAAGTGATGGACCAGTTGGATGCTCTTAACAAAAAGTTAGGAGTAGACAGCGCCGCACTGAAAGGTCAAGATGGTGGAGAGGACGACGACAACAAGCCGCCCGCACGAGAAACCAAACGCATTGAGCGGGACCTGTATGGGCGCCGCTTGCAGTCGATATCTTAGTGATCTTTAAAGGAAGGAGGGATAGTTACAATGTTAAGTAATGCTGAACTGTTACAACGATTGGACGCTGCATTTAAGGCGATTACAATCGGAGATTTAGACGAAGGTGTTCTGACACCGGAGCAGTTTGATCGGTTTATCCAGGTCATGCAGCATCGGACAGTCATCATGCAGGAAGCGCGGTTCGTTCCGATGGATCGCCAACAGCACAACATTGACCGTACTGGCTTTGTTGGCCGTGTTCTGCGTGCTGGTAAAGATGCTGGTGGAGCTTACCGGGAGTTGCCTACGGGTGAACGTACCAAGCCTCAGTTTGATACTAACAAGTTGGTTGCTGAGGAGCTCCAAGCTATTACCGGGATCGAAGATCAGGCCTTGCGCCGGAATATCGAACGGGGTGGTTTTGAGAATACCTTGATCGATATGTTCGGTGAAGCGGCCGGGCGTGACATGGAGGAATGGTTCATCCTTGCCGACAAGGACATTCTGTGGTCAGATGATGCTGTATTGAGCCTGATCGATGGTTGGGCCAAGCGCTCAGCAAATAAAGTGTACGGGCAGGATCCTAACCGGGATTTTGATCCGAGCGCTGCTGAGTGGCCGGAGAACATGTTTGAAGCAATGTTGACATCGTTACCGAAGCAGTACTTCCAGAATGAGAGTGAATGGCGTTTCTACGTTGACTGGGAAGTGCAGAATGCCTACCGCGACAGGTTGCGATTAAAGCAAACTGCACTTGGTGATACTGCAACTACTGCCGCTATGGATCTGTATTATAAAGGCATTCCGGTTCGTTACGTTCCGATGATCGGACGTAGTAAGGCGGTTGGTGTCGATGGAGGCGCTGGCGATATCGCTATGTTGCAACATCCGGACAACACCGTTTGGGGTGTGTTCCATGAAGTGACCATCGAGCGAGATCGAATTCCTAAAGCGCGGCGCACTGACTTTGTTCTCACATTAGAGGGAGACGCTGATTATGAGGACGAAAATGCTTCTGTGGTTGCCTTTATTGACCAATCACCTCCGGCAAGCTAAGTTAAGATGTTAAGGTAATTCTAGAAAGGAGATAAGGGCGGGGCTTACCCGCTCCGCCCACTTCCAAAACTATGGAGGCTGTGTATTTACAAGAAGGACAACAAAATGAATATGCAGGGTATCCGGTAGTGGATAATCTTGAGGATGGGTGGTTGATAGCCCTGGTGGATCCGCGAGCAGGGGTTGATCGACGGACACTCGAACAAGGCCTCAGATGGTTGTCCCACTGGGAGTTGATTATCCCGTTCAGGCCGTATGGAGAACTGGCGATGGACTTTATCGGAGGGGCTAAAAATTTAGGCATAGGTGATCTCAGGGTTCCGGTATTCGATCCGAGGCTTATCTTTATCCGGGTTAACGATGACACCCGAAAGTTATGGCAATTATATCAAGAATATCGAATGAAGTACGACTAC